GCCCAACTCTAAGCCGCCCCGCATCTCGTGAGCCCTCCCCCTCCGCCCATCGACCCCGAGTCCCTGCCGAAAGAGCTGAAGGACGGCATCGTCGCGTCGGTCCTTGGCGGCCTTGCCATGACGGCCCGCCTCCTGCTCTCGACCGAACCCGTGTCCCTGGGCTGGGTCGTGCGCCGTGTCCTCGCCGCCGCGATCACCGCGGCCTTGGTCGGCTACGGCATCCAAGACCATATCCAAAGCCCGGGCCTGCGGATGGCAGTCGTCGGTGCGGCCGGCTACGCGGCCCCCGAGTGTCTGGACTACCTGATGAAATACATCAAGGCCCGCGGAGAGAAGGAAGTCGCCGCGGTCGTCGGCAAACCCAAACCCCATGGCAAAGGTAAAGCAGTCACCAAGCGGAAGCGGTAACCTCCTGCTGGCGGTCACGCTGCTCACCGGCTTTGCGGGAGTCTCGGCCCTGTCGTCGGCCTACATCGCCGGCTACGTCCTCGACCAGCTGCAATCCACCGACGCCCTGGTCATGATCGTGACGGACGGCGGCAAGCTGAAGTCCGACTCTGCCGACCTCGAGCGCAACATGAGCACGGCGACCTTGGCCCTGAAGTCCGTCCGTGACATTGGTTGGGCCTTGGCCGTGGGGTGCTTAGGGGTGGGTGTGGCGGTCTTCCTCCGTTCCCGCCGTCAAAACGCCTAGGACGGGCAGGGAGAGGCCTTTAAGACCCCTTGACGCGGAGAGTCTAAGGGGCATAGTAGACCCCAGAACGGACCTCAACGGCGACTTGGGACTATCGGGCTTCACGCGGGAGCCGCCCTTGCGCCGGGTCTGTTAGGGCCGGTCGCCCTGGTACCCTCGCCGGAGGGCACCCTATGCCCGTCAAAGGTTTCGATTTAATTGTTTGACTGAATACATTCGGCGGGTGAATGTAGTCGGGCACAACCGCACAACCTATGACCCCCACCGCCTCCCAAATCCAGCAGCTCGCCGACATGAAGGCCGAGTGCGCCGTCTTCCGCAAGCGCATCGACGCCATGATCCGCAAGGTCCGCAAGACCTACAACTCCGGCGCTCCCCTCTCCGCCGTCGAAGAACTGCACACCGCGGTAAACGACTGCGAAGACGCCTACATCATGCTCGTCAACCAGACGAACGCCTTCGCCCGATCCATCAACGCCTAACACCTACGCACATGAAAGCCCTCGTCACCCTCACCGCCATCGTCATCTTCGGATGGCTCGCCGTCGTCACCTTCTGCGGCCCGGAACTCTACCGCGCCATCAACGGCCCCGAGCCCGTCAAGGCCAAGGTCACCCGCCACCACCGCGCCAAGTAATCGCCATGCTCGACGAACTTTTCCGCAAGGTCGAAGCGCAGTTCAACGTGCGTCCCTCCACCCGCAAGCCCTCCGCCCCCCGCGGCGTGGCCATGCTCGCCAAGACCTACTGCGGCGAACCGCCGGCCCTCTACGCAGTCGAGCCTAAGGTGGACGGCGTCCGCGTGATCGTCACCGCCGACCTCGACAACGGCGTGGTGTCCTTCGCCTCCCGCCGTGGCAATCGCCTAGCCTCCCTTGACCATCTCGCCCAGGAGGTCCTCGACCTGTTCGGCGCCCTCCGTGGCATCTGGACGCTGGACTGCGAGGCCGTCGCCGGCAAAGGCTTCTTCAATGACGTCGGCGAAATCCGCTCCGAGGCCCCCGCCCTCGACGCCCGCCTCTGGGTTTTCGACCTCCCCTGCATGAGCACGAGCACCTACCGCGAGCGCCGCAAGGTCCTCGCCGACCTCTTCGACGCCGCCCTCCCGAAGCCCGACTCCCTCTTCCTCGTCCCGTCCCTCGTCGGCGTCCTGCCCGAGGAGGCCTTCCGCGACTTCACGGCGCAAGGTTTCGAGGGCGTCATGGTCAAGGATGCCTCCGCTCCCTACACGCACGGCGTCCGCTCCGCAGCTTGGCAGAAACTCAAGGCCTCCGATACCGTTGACGCGGAGGTCGTGGACGTGGTCGAAGGCGAAGGCAAGTGCGCCGGCATGGCTGGCCGCATCGTCGTCCGCCTTGGTCGTCGCTACGTCAACGTCGGGACGGGCATGAGCAACGAGACCCGCCGCGATCTCCTTGCCCGCCGTGCCCAGGTCATCGGCCAGACCGCCGAGGTCGCCTTCCACTGCGTCACCCCGGATGCCTCCCTCCGCCACCCTTCCCTCGTCCGCATCCGCGGGGACAAGTAATCCATGTACGATCCTGAAAAGAAGAAGGCCGCTTGGCGTCGCTGGTACGTCAAACACCGCGAGCAGCGCTTGGCCAAATGCAAAGAGTACCGCCTCGCCAACCGAGATAAGGTAAACGAAACTAACTATGCCTGGAAGAAGGCCAACCCAGACAAGGTCAAGGCCTCTTGGGCTCGTCACTACTCCAAGCACCGGGAAGATCGCATCGCTAGGACTATGAGCTGGAAGAAGCGCAACCCGGAGAAAGTGGCTGAAAATAACAAGGCCTACTACCTGCGCCGTAAGGCTAAACAAAAGTAATCTCCCCCCAACACAAACGCACATGAACCAAGAACCCACCGACCTGATCACCGTCGGCGACCGCCCTCTCCGGCTGTCCCGCCCTGTCCTCCCCCACGCCGCCCGCCGTCTGGCTGGCGTGCTCCCGCAACTGAACGCCCTCAATATTGCTGGCAAGTCTCAGGCCGATGCGGCCGAGGCCCTCGGCGTCTCCGTCGGCGCCGTCCGTACGTGGATCGCGCTCGCCGGCATCCCCTGGTCTAACCTCAACCGCCGCGGCCCCTACGCCAAGCGCACGAAATGAAATACCTTTCCGTCTGCTCTGGCATGGAAGCCGCGTCCGTCGCCTGGCACCCGCTCGGATGGACTCCCGTCGGCTTCTCCGAAATCGAACCCTTCCCCTGCGCTATCCTCAAACACCGTTTCCCCAACACACCTAACTATGGCTCACTCACCGAATACCAATCATGGCCCCTCGAACCCGGAGCAATCGACCTTCTGGTCGGAGGCACACCTTGCCAGTCCTTCTCCGTCGCTGGACTCCGCAAAGGACTTGCCGACCCCAGGGGCAACCTCGCTCTCACCTTTCTTGGGTTGGCTGACAAACTCAAGCCCCGCTGGATCGTCTGGGAAAATGTCCCCGGTGTCCTGTCTTCGGGAGGAGGGCGGGACTTTGGTTCCTTCCTCGGGGCGTTGGTCGAACTCGGGTATGGGTTCGCCTACCGAGTGCTGGACGCTCAACACTTCGGAGTTCCCCAGCGTCGTCGTCGAGTCTTCGTTGTCGCGTGTCTTGGAGACTGGCGAGCTCCCGCCGAGGTTCTATCTCTCCGCGAAGGCTTGCGCGGGTATTCTGAGAAGGGCCGAGCGACGAGGAAAGAAGTTACCGGAACTCTTAGCAGCCGCTCTTCGGCAGGCGGCGGTTTAGGCACGGACTTTGACTGTGCTGGAGGAGTCCAGCCTGTCTACCGCAAGTCCAAGCGAGCCGCGTCCACAACCGACAACGAGACTTGGGTTCCTGCCAACGCCAGCAACACGCTGAACAACTTCGACCTCGGCGACACTAGGACTACCCACGCCGTCGTGCAGCCTGTCGGCTTTTCGATGAGAGAAGACGCCATAAACGGAACCTTTGATGTAAAGCAAGTGGACACATCTTTATGCCTTCAAGCGTTGCGACCGGCGGTGACCAGCCACCATGCACAAAATATCGTCGTGCAGCCTGTCGCATGGACGCAGAACCAACGCGAGGAAGTCCGTCTGTTAGGCGACAAGGTGGGGGCCATCGCCCTGCCCGGAACGCACCAAACGAACTACATCGCCGAGCCTAAAGTCTACGAAAACCACGCTCAAGACTCCCGCGTCACTGGCCCTCTTGAGGTAGCCCCTACTGTCGCCGCTAAGTTCGGAACCGGCGGGGGCAACGTGCCGCTCGTCGGCGCCATGGCCGTCCGTCGCTTGACGCCTGTCGAAACCGAACGTTTGCAAGGCTTCCCCGACAACTGGTCGCGCATCAGCTGGAAGGGCAAGCCCGAGACCGAATGCCCAGACGGCCCGCGCTACAAGGCCTGCGGGAACTCCATGGCCGTGCCGGTCATGCGCTGGATCGGCGAACGCATCGCTGCCGTTGACTCCACCCTTCCTCCCCATGCCTGACCCATCCCACCGCCCATACGAACCCATGCACATCATCAAACCCGACTCCCTCCCGCGCCTCTGGTGGATCTTCCCCTGGAGCATCGCCCGTCAGCTGCACAAGAACGCCGTGGCCCTCAAGGCCATGGCCGACCGCCTCGACCAAGCCGTGACCATGCAGACGCATATCATCTCCGACCAGTCCGAGGAGATCGCGAACCTCCGCACCGAGGCCGAGCGTCTCGCCGGCAACGTGAACTATTGGCGCATCGAGGCCGAGACCGATCACGCCCGCTGGCTCCGCGTGCTCGAGGAGAATGACAAGCTGCGCAAGCAGATCGCCGACATCGACGCCGCCATCATGCTAGGCCGCGTCATCACCCCCGACGCTCACCCCCATGAGTAGTTTCCGCCACCTCGACGGCATGGTCGCCCTGCTCTCCGAGGTATATGAAATCAATGAGCGAATCCTGACCGGTGACATCACGTCCAACAAGACCGCCATCGCCTCCGGCCGCATGAAGAAACTCCTGCACCACTATCACGAGGCCCTGCACGAGGACGGCGCCGTGAAGGTATCGCTCCAGGCCTACGCCGCCGCCGGTGGATGGGTCGGCATCACCTACTCCTACGAGCTCGACGGCTTCGAGGTCGCCGGATCACAAGTCCCCCGCCGCGTATGAGTATCGAAGAACTCAAGGCCGAGAACGCCCG